GAACCGTTATCCATAAAGGTGGTAACGGTAGCTCTGGCGCGAGCGGAACATCCGGTGGCGGTGGCGGTGGTGGAGGAACGACCGCTGACGGCGGCAACGGTGCCCGCCCCGGAGCAGGTACGGGTGGCGCTACCGGAGGTGGAAACGGCGGAGCTGGTACTGCAACCGAAAGCACACCCGGTAGTCCCGGAAACGTTCCTGGTGGTGGCGGTGGTGGCTCTACTGGCCACTCGGTTAACACTGGACTTCTGTTCCAGGAGTTCGGCACTTTAGGTGGTGGAGGTCGAGTAAAACTCGACTACACTGCTGTCATTGCTGATGCCCCTTTACGACCAGCTATCGTCTTAACTGCTGTCCAGCACGCTTCATCGTGGTGAAGAAGAATGGAGAATATAAGGTATGGCTATTTATTGGGCAGGTAATCATGCCTATTCTACAACCACAGGCATTGCTGCTGGTACAACATATGCATCTGGTGCTAAGGTAGCTATCCAAATTGCTACTACATCGACTCGTAAGGCTCGAATAGTTGAGTGGGGTATTAGCTTCAACCAGTCTGCGGCGGCTGTCCCTGCCACTGTTGAACTCGTACAGGCGAGCGCTGCGTCCACGATGTCTACGGCGCACAGCACAAGCACGATCGTTCCATGGAATGATCCGAACGCTGGTGCTTGTAGCTTCACGATGTCTACGACAGCATGTGGTTATGGAAACGGTTCGATTACTTCTAACACCACAGAAGCTTATTTCGATAACCAGTACATTTCTCCTATGATTCAGTACGTGAAACAGTTTCCTCTAGGACGTGAACCTGTAGTAGCTGTTTCTAAATTCTTACAGCTCAGAATTAATACTGCTGCATCTACGGAAGCGATGGCGTACATCCTCTTCCAGGAATGCTAATCATATAGGGGGATAGGTACGTGGCACGTTTAGGTCGCGGATTCCCCGCACATCCCACCATCGGGACCGTTCATCTTTTCCTACCACCAGTAACATATGTAGCTGTAGGTCAGATCTCTGAGACTGACATTTCTCAAGCTATTGCTCATAGCAAACTTAAAGTAATAGGTCAGAATACCAGTACTGAGACTGCTCTATCTATTGCTGTTCGAAAGTCCAAAGCCACAGGACAGGTCTCTGAAACCGATGTTTCTCGATCTATCACTGTAAACAAACGACGACTAATAGGGCAATCTACAGAAACAGATTTTGCTCAGACTGTAGCTCGTCTTAAAAAGAAATCGATCGGTCAGTCTTCTGAGACTGATACGGCGCAGGCTGTTGAATACACTAAGAGTGCTACAGCCAACAGAGCCACCGAGACTGACACATCTCAGGCTATAGCTAAGATCCTCAAGCGTAAGGCTACAGGTCAAAACGCTGAGGCTGATACCGCGAGAGCAGTCACCCCCCGGAGGATTTACGCTCTGGGTCGGGTGACCGAGACTGATACATCTCAGACCATTGCTAAGAGTCTTAAACGAAAGACTCTAGGCCAAACTTCTGAGACTGATCTTTCTCAGTCTGTTAGTGAGATTAAGACTAAGACTGTTGGTCAGGTAAGTGAGACTGACACATCACGGTCCATCTCTCGTATTAAACGTAAAACGGTTGGTCAGGTATCTGAGACTGATACTGCTAATACGGTTGCTTTTGTTTCAGGTGGTATACTTGGCAAAGCAACAGAAACAGATACAGCTCGACTTGTTGGTAGACTTAAGAAGAAGTTAATAGGTCAGGCTCAAGAAACTGATGCTGCTACTGCTGTCGAATCCACTAAGCGGCGCACTATAGGTGTCGCCAGTGAGACTGACACAGCTACATCAATTTCTCGTCTGAAGCGTAAGTCTTCTGGCCAGGTTACTGAAACTGATACATCTCAGAGTCTTACTCGTAAGAAAACGAAGCTCATTAGTGGAGCTTCTGAGACTAACATTGCTCGATCCATAACTGTAATTCGTGCTGGTATTCTTGGCAGAAGCACGGAAACTGATACAGCGAATGCGGTATCCAGTAAGAAGACAATTCATGTTGGCAGAGCATCGGAAACTGATCAGACACATCTGATCATAGATCTTCGCTATTTGCGGAGAGTGTCTGAAACAGATACCGCTCGAAGTATAACGATACACAGAACTTATACTGTTAACCGCAGTGTAGAGACCGATAGTTCTCGTCAGATCAGGGCGTCTCATTCCGATGTACTAGCCACAATAACTGAATCTGATGTAGCTCGACTTATAACAAGTGCCAAACGTAAGTCGATTGGCCAAGTAACAGAATCCGACACGGCTCGGGATGTGACGGCCAATGTTGGTCGGACCGTAGCTCGGACTACAGAGTCGGATGCATCTGGGTCGATCACATCGCATAAGACCAAGCTCATTGGTCAGGTGGTCGCGCCTGACACCTCACGGGTGGTCTCCCCTCGGAAGACGGTCCACCTGGGTATGGCGTCTGAGCTGGACCGGGTATCGCGCCTGGCGATTCCTACAGGCAGAGCCGTCGAGATCGACGCAGCTCGTACGACTTCGGTCAAAAAGATTGTCTCGCTCGGGCGCGCGATAGAGACAGACTCGTCTAGGGCTGTGATCGTCCGGCGTGCCTATACGGTCGCTCAGGCTGTCGAGACTGATCTCAGCCGGTCTGTTACTGGACATAAGACGAGGTCCGTGGGTCGAGCCGGTGAATCTGACACTGCTCGTCGTCTAGCAATACCGTTCGGTAGAGCTACTTCTACTGAAGTATCACGATCTATTTCCGTACGTAAGACTGTAACAATTGGACGAGCTACCAGTTCCAACACAGCATCGTCCATAAGTTCTATCAAGCGTAAGCAAGTCAATCGAGTTATTGAACTTGATTCTGTTACATCACTATCTCGTCTCAAGAGACGTACTGTAGGCAGAAGTGATGAAATAGACAGCACCTTCATGCTCATCGTTGTTCAAACTGACCGTGTAACTAAGGTTATTGAGGATCAGTTAAGCAGACCGATAGCACGACATAAGGTCAAAGCTATTGGTAGAGCAGAAGAATCTGGTCTTTCGAGACAGATAGTACCTGAACATACTGTAGTACTGGGACGGGTTACTGAAACTGACACTGCTGCTGTAGTCACTAGAAAGAAGACTGTAGCAATAGGTCGGTGCATAGAGTCTGATTCTTCTACGATTGTTCTACTAAGTAAAAGAGTCACTCTTGATAGGTGCCAAGGAACTGATGTAGCAAGATCTATAACTGCTAAGAAGACAGTAGCGGTTAATGGATCTGTTGAAACTACATCTCTTTCTCAAATAATTCATGTCGTAAAATCGAGAGTTATAGGCACTGTCGCTACGACGGAAGTTTCTAGTTCCATCGGGAAGGCAAAGCGCCTCTTCCTTGGTAGAGCAACTTCCACCGAGAGCACTCGTATCATCGGTGGACCTGACACTCTGTTTGAAGATGTCAGACTGACCATTGAGTTCATTGATCGTCTGAAGACACTTATCAGTTTTGCTGATAGAAATACATCTACCGTTGAAATAGTCGATCGTAAAACAACGACTGTAGAACCGATAGATCGGAATACGGCCACAATACAAATGGTAGATCGATTAACAGCAGATATAGATACAGGGGGTTAGTGTGGCAGAACGCAAGAATATCACCCTGTACGAATCCAATGTCGAAAGAGCTGTTCTTACCATCATCAAACAGGATGATGGTACTGCTCAAGATATTACTAGTGCAGTTATAGAAGTCTACATAAAGGCTAATGCCACAACGGCAGACGGCTCTGCCGGTGTGGTGAAGCTGTCCACTGAGACAGGGGAGATCGTAAAGACCACTCCCCTGTCCGGTATCTGCACAGTAACCTTTCCAGACAACATTCAATCTGGTACGCGTTGGTGGAGAGTAGACGTGATACTCAACAACCAGCGTAAGACAGCGTGTTACGGATCATTTACGATAGAAAACACATAAGGAATTCCAAGAATGATTCTTAAGATTAAGATACCTCAGCTAAACGCAGGATTGGTCAGCAACCTGATAGGGCTACTGGGCTTGTCTCTCATCGTCCTAGCCATAGGTGGTCTCACAGACAACTGGTGGTGGGCGGCTTTAGCCTCTGGTATGTTTGCGGTTGGAATTGCTTATATGTTGGGTCTACAGGATGATGACGAACCACCGAAGGGGTGATTAGCAGGTGCGTAGTTTATTCTCGCCTCCCCCTCGGCGCATCGTAGAGGCCACGCCTCAACAGCTCATGACGGTCGGTGCCTTTCACGGTGGTGTGGGAGGCACGGACCCGATCGATGGTGACAAAGGGTACGCGCGGGTCGGCGGGACACAGAGGGAAGTGCCGTCATGGACACGTGAGCGTGCGCGCTCTTACAGCGTTGCGTCGTACCGAATCAATCCAATGGCACGAGCTGTCATTGACACTATGGCTGCTTTCTGTGTCGGTAGCACTGGTGTGTCTCTCCAGATTAACAGCGAAGAAGTTCGAGAAGTAGCTGAAGAGTTCTGGACTGATGATGAGAATCAATTAGTTAACCAGGAACTATTTCTCCGTGACCTTATGATCATGGGGGAGCAATGTTTCGAACTAATGCAAGGGGATAATAGCGGAGTTGTCCGTATTAACCCGATTGACGTTACTAACATTATTGGTATTACTCTTCGAGACGGCAATGTTCTCTGGCCCGATAAAGTTGTCTATCAATATTCCATGGACAAAGTCGAGGTTAGAGATATCGTCCGTTCAAATGAGGAAACTAACAACCTACGAGAAGGCGAAGCAATGTTCTTCGCCCCATGGAAGACACTGCTCCAGGATACTCGTAGTACTCCCTTCCTCATGCCCATTCTTGACCAGTTGGATAACTACGACCAGGTAATGCAGAACCTCGTTGACCGTACTACGTTGATGAGATATCTGGTATGGGACGTGTCCGTTAAGGGACAGCCACGTGACGTACAGGAGTACGTTGAGAACCGTGGTACCAGTGTTCCGAAACCCGGAGCTATTGAGTTCCACAACGACTCTGTCGAGTGGAAGCCGATGACGGCTCAGACGGGTGCTCAGGAAGACAGCGTGGCGAACCGGTCGATTCTCACACAAATCGCTGGTGGTTCTGGTATCTCCAAGCCATGGCTGGGGGACCCTGAGGACGCCAACCGCGCCACGTCGTTGTCCATGGCTGAGCCTGTGCGCCGTCGTGTCGAGGGCGTACAGAAGGTGTGGACTCGGTACATGACGGAGCTGGTTCGGTTCGCTGTGGACCGTGCTGTGGCTGCCAAGCGCATACCTGAGACGGTCAAGGCATCCGACCAGCGGACGGGTACGGAGTTCGATGTAGCTGCTTCTAAGGCAGTTTCGGTGATAGGTCCTGAGATCGCGGCGGCTGACGCACAGATCAATGCAGAGGTCATGCTCAACCTCGGGAAGTCCCTGGAAAGCATGGTGGCTATTGGTGCTCTGTCTCGTGCAGGAGCACAGATTGCCGCTAAGAAGGCATGGGAAGACTACGTTGGCATTCCTTACACTGCTGAACTTAACGACCCAGAAGGTGAAGTAGACGAGCTTGCCAACTATGTGGCTGACAAGATGATGCAGAAGGGCATGATGGGTCAGCCTGGTCAACAGCAGCCTAACGGTAATGGCAACGGTAACGGTAACGGCAGAGTCAATACCAACATGCGCAGAGCTGGTAAGTCCGTTAAGCCTTCTGACTCGAACTACACAAAGGATCTTTAATGGTTGACACACTCAGGGCTCGATTCGCTCGTATCCTTAGAGTGGCGGATGCAGATGTTACCCGTGTTATTCATGACTATGAACGTGATCAGTATGAGGTTAGGCTTCGTACTGGTGGAACGGTTATTGTCACTGAAGAGCAGTGGTATGCGATGGATGACCATCCTGACACCAAGAGTCTCCCCAAATATGAGAACGCAGTAAAACGCGGTCCAGTTGTTGAAGTCTCTGTGGACATGCTTAAGGGCCATGAGGTTAAGGAACCAGAAGGATCTTTGTTTGAATCTGGTTCTGATGAACCAGAGACACCGTTCTATCCGGACAGGGGAACATCTAACGATGTAATGGTCTGGGTTGATGATGATGCAGGACGTGCCGTTGAGGCTCTGAAGAAAGAGCGTGAACGTGACAAGCCTAGGGTTGCCCTCATAAAGCAGTTAGAGAGGATCGCCGATGGCCGATGACCCTAAGAAGCCGTACGGCGATGTGACATACGCGGACCCTGGATATCAGTCGGATGGTAAGAAGCGCTATCCACTGGACTCTGAGGACCACTGTCGTGCGGCCTGGTCTTACATAAATATGCCGAAGAACGCTGCGAAGTATTCCTCTTCCCAGCTTGCTTCTATAAAATCTAAAATAAAATCGGCCCTGAAGAAGTACGGGGTTGGAGTTTCCAAGGAGGGCGTCATGACCAAACCTGGCGAACGCGCCGTGGAGACCGTGACCCTGGACGGGCAGGTCTTAGAGGCCAAGGAATCGCCAGAGTCCGGCAATCGGATCTACGGTATCAAGGTCATCAACTACGGAACCAGCAAGAACGGACGGAAGTACCCGGAGTCCGTTATGCGTGAAGCTGTTGGTCTGTACGAGGGCGCGAAGGTCTATGACCATCACCGTACAGAGGCCGAACTCCGTACCAGCACCATCAACGGTGTAGTTGGATTCCTGCGGAATGTTGAAGCGCAGGGAGATGGACTGTATGGTGATCTTCATCTGCTTCCATCGGCGACACACGCTGCGGAGGCGTTAGATGCTTCTCTTGCACTTCAGCAAGAGGGACTTAACCCACTAGTAGGTATCAGTCACGACGTACTGGCTCGGTTCCGGCGCAATACCGAGGGCGGCAAGTCGGTACATGAAGCAACACGTATTGAGTCCGTTCAGTCGGCTGACATAGTCGCGCAACCTGCCGCTGGTGGTGCGGCTGTGCGTGCCATTGCAGGCGGTGACGATATAGAGGAGGGTGTAGTGCCCGAACTTAGTGATGAGCTGTCCAATATGCTCAAAGAGATGACGGATGAACAGCTCACCGGATTAGGTCTCGCTCGGGCGACTACGCCTGAAGAGGTTGAGAACGAGGAGACTGAGACGGAACAGGAACCAGAGCTTGTTGGTGCTGGTGCCGAAGCTTTCCCAACTAAGAAGGATGAGAAAAAGCCTAAGCCTTCTGACAAAAAGTCCGACAGTGGTTCAGGTGGCGGCGGCGGCAGTATGCCTCCACTTAACTCGTTGGAGAATGCCAAGAAGGCTCTAGCGTGGGTTAATTCTCACTCTAAGGAACTTGGTCCCGACAAGGTTAAAGCTCTAAAGGAGAAGATCAAGGCTGCCATGGATAAATACGGTACTTCCTCCGCGAAGGAGGGAACAGAGTTAGACCTTGATGTCGAGACGGACCGTTCGACTGAGGCTGACGAAACATACCTTGCGAAGAACAGCTGGGTTGCGAAAGCCACTGTAAAGGGCAAGTGCGACGACGCGGAGCTTCCTAAGAGTGCTGCTGAGGCTGTACTCAAGGCGCTTCCGGACCGCTTCACCGAGGCGGACATTGACGCTCAGATCGCTCTGGGCAAGAACTGGATGGCTCAGATCGAGCGTGACAATCTGAAGCCGACTCTTCCCAAGCCGGGCGAGGGTGTCACCCAGGAAGCTTTTGACAAAAAGAAGAAGGCGCTCGACGGCTTCTTCGACGGCGACTTCAGCGGATACCACTCGTTCATTCAGGCATACGCTGACATCACCGGCAACCGTCCTGACATTGGTGAGGACTACAGTCGTAAGATTCTTCACGAGTCTGCCGGTTACCGTCCGGAGAATCGCACTACGCGTTCTACAGAGTCGATGGACACCACAACCTGGAACCTGGTTCTGGGTGACTCCATTACTCGTAAGATGGTCGCGGAGTACAGCCAGCCTGGTCTTCAGGACTGGAAGGCGATTGTCTCCAGCACTGTTCCTGTGAACGACTTCCGTACACAGCGCATCGACCGTATCGGTGGGTACGACCTGCTTCCTGGAGTTAACCAGGGTGCTCCGTACCAGCCACTCACCTCGCCAGAGGATGAGGAAGTCACCTACGCGCTGACCAAGCGTGGTGGCACGGAAGACATCACACTGGAAATGATCGCTAACGACGACGTTCGTTCGATCTCCCGCATTCCGAAGAAGCTGGGTCTGTCGGCTGCGCTGACGCTTCACCGCTTCGTGTGGAACTTCCTCACCGGTACAGACAACATCTATGACGGCACTGCATTGTTCACTGCTGGCCACAATAACCTTGCGGCTGCGGATGCTGCTCTTTCGCAGTCTTCGGTTTCTGCGGCTCGTGCGGCTATGCGTAAGCAGCTTGCCTATGGTGACAGCAACAACATCCTTTCCATTGTGCCTCGGACTCTGATTGTTCCGACGTCTCTGGAAGAGATTGCGTTCCAGCTCACCACGTCGGCTGTCGCCGTGCCTGGTACTCCTGCTGGTCCATCGGACACTCCTAACCTCCACAAGGGTCTGAACTACATTGTTCTGGACCACATCACGGACTCGTCCTCTGGTGCGTGGTACATGGTGGCTGACACTTCTCAGTGCCCGACTCTGGAGATGGGCTTCTACCAGGGCAAGGACTCTCCTGAGCTGTTCACGCAGGCGGACAACTCCGTTGGTTCCATGTTCGATGCTGACAAGCTGACCTACAAGATTCGCCACATATACAGTGGTGCGGTTCTGGACTTCCGTGGCTTCTACAAGACCGGTATGCCGTAATCGATGAAGCTGGCAATACCCGAGGGTGACCCCCCTACTCTCGCCCTCGGGTATTGTCCAATCCCTTTCTACTTATAAAGGAGAATAAAAGTGACTCGTTTAAGCCAGCTTCAGGGACCGCTTACGTACGCGTTTCATATCCCTGCTCAGGCTACAGCCGGTACAGAAGATGTCTGGTCTGTATTCGTTGCGCCGTTTGACTGCGTTGTAACTGGTGCCACATGGGTTCCGAATGCGGCTGTAACTGCTGACGGTACCAACTATGTGACTCTTCAGGTTAAGAATGGTGCGACTGTTGTTGCTTCTCGTGCGTACTCGGCTACGAACTCTGTAGCTAACACCAAGGAAGCAATGACACTCGCAGCCACGACTACCGATCGCAACATTGATTCGGGTGACACTGTTGATGTCAAGAGGGCAAAGACTGGTACAGGTCTTGCCACACCTACGGGTGTTATAGTTCTGACAGTGCAGGTGCGATAATTGAATACATCACCGGTTAGCGTTAGCGGGACCGGTGTAATTTCGGGTGGTCCTGCTGTTCTTGCAGGTGTATCGATTCACTGTACTGCCACAGGCGGTATTGTTAGGATCTATGATAACGCCAGTACGAACAGCGGGACTATTCTATTCACCGTGAATCTCGCTGCCAATGCATATGTGAATCATGTGTTCCCTGGCAATGGTGTGCAGGCTCGTAATGGTCTGTATATGCATGTCACAGCAGGAACTATTGAGGGTTCAGTACAAATAGCCTAGGGAGGTCTAGATGCCTGTACCCCTGGTTAATCCGTACTGTACTGAAGCTCAGATCAGAGCTGAGCTGAAGGACTCTGCCGCAGTAGTTAATTCGGATCTCATCTGTAAAGCCATCAATGCTGCTAGTCGTGGTATTGATGACATCTGTTCAGGTGACGTTCCGAATACCAGAAGGTTCTGGAAAGACACAACACTCAATACCAGGACCTACAGTGTTGAGCACCCCACCTTCGCGTACATCGATGACATCGCTGAACGCGCAGGAGTTGTTGTGAAAACTGATGATAACGACGACGGGGTGTATGAGACCACATGGACAGTGGGTGTGGACTACGCGTTGTGGCCTCTGAACGCGGACGCGAACGGTCTGGCTCAGCCTCTTGCGTTCTGGAAGATCGTGGCGGTTGGGGAGAAAAGGTTCCCTATCTACGAACGCCGTGCCGGTGTGCAGGTCACCGCCAAATACGGGTGGCCTGGCATACCGACGCAGATCGAGGAGGCGTGCATCCTGCGCACGATCGGCCTCCTGCTTCGTAAAGACTCACCCCTCGGTGTCCTGGCCCAAGGTGACTTCGGTGCTCTCATGATCCCGAAGTTCGACCCTGACGTCAGCGCACTGCTTCGTCCATTCATCAAACGCCGTCCGTGGAGCATCTCGTATGCCTCGGACCAGGCACGTACCAGTCTGTTCCATCGGAGGTCGTACTAATGTCTTCGTTCTCCGCCATACGGACAGCACTTAAGGTTTCTTTAGAGGATCCTGTAATTGAAGGTTTAACAGCTTACGATAAGATCCCAGCACAGATGAACTATCCATCAGTGGTAGTCCATCCTGAAGATGCTGATTATACGATGGCGTTTCAAAGGGGCGTTGTTACATACCGATTCAACTTGCTGGTTTTAGTGGGAGCAACTGACTCCTTCGCTCGGCAGGATGAATTGGATGAATTGGTCGCCCCTTTTGGGTCAAAGAGTATCCCCAAAGCTATCGATAGTAACAGAACACTGGGACTCTCTGATTGTGATGCAGTCGTGTTAGGTATTGAACGCTACTGGGTTCGGTACCTGAGTGCTCATATCGGAGCGTCATTAATGTGTCGCGTTCTGAGTAGGGGCGACGGATAGGAAGGGGTCGTAATGGCCATAAGGAAGCTGGACGTCATCGGCATTATGACTGTTGGTGATGTCGCACCAGGCGGTGTCGTCGAACTCGATGATGAGATCATAAATGTGGACGCTCTTATAACGGGTGGTCTATGCCAAGAGCATGTTGAAGATGACTCTTCCTCGGACGACTTGGACCTCAAGAGCTTCAAGAAATCAAAGGGGAAGGGCGATTAACATATGACAGCTACAGTCTTAACTGATGCAACCATTTATGCTGACGGTTTTGACTACACAACCCATGCTAATTCTGTAGAACTATCTGCTGAGGTTGACGACCAGGACATTACTACGTTTGGTGGTAATGGTTGGAAGCAGCTTACGGGTGGTTTAAGGGAATGTTCAGCTAGTTGTGACATCTTCTGGCAGTCAGCGGCGGTCGATAGCCCTGATGGTGTGGATGCGGAGAACTTCTCGCATCTAGGGCACGCAGGGTTTCCATTCTCTGTCGGTCCTACGCGTACCGAGGGCGACACTGCTTACTTCTTCAAGGCGAGTAGCTACAACTACGAACTCCTCGGAGATGTAGGCGACGTATCCACTAGCTCACTACAGGTATCCGGCACTGACACACAGGGTCTTATCCGGGGTAAGTGGGCGAAGATCAAGGGTAACGTTTCGGCTGTTGGAGCAATTGGATCTGCCGTTAACTTAGGAGCTGTGTCGTCTACACAGTTTGTTTACGCAGTTTTCCATATCTTCTCGGTCGGTACGACCCTTTCGTGGAAGCTTGAATCTGATACTTCTTCTGGGTTCGCTACTCCTGCAAACGTGGGCAGCACACAGGGGCCATTCACGACTCGTGGTGGAACATACATGACTCGTGTTGCTGGACCCATAACAGATTCGTGGTTCAGATTCAACCTGACAGCTTGCACGGGGACTTTCTCCGTGGCTGGTGCTATAGCAGTTCAGTAATTAGCTAAGGAGAAATAGATAAATGGCTGCATTCACAATGCTCGACTGTGTTTTCGTTCTGAACTCAGTCGCTCTTACTACGTTCACTACATCCCTGAGCATCGAGATTGAGGTAGACGACCAGGAGACCACGGCTTTCGGTGGTAACGGCTGGCGTTCCAAGATCGGTGGTCTGAAGGAATACACCCTTCAGGTTGACTTCTTCCAGGACTTTGCGGCTGCTGCGGTTGACGCGACGATCTGGCCATTACTCGGTACGACTGTTACCTGGTCGGCCAAGGCCACGTCGGCTGCCACTTCGGCCACAAACCCCCAGTACTCCGGCTCTGTTCTGATTGCCGAGTATGCGCCGCTGGACGGTGACGTTGGTGACGTCTCGACCACGTCGGTCTCCTGGCCTGGTAACGGTGCTCTCACTCGCGCCACCGCCTAACTGAAAGGATTAAGAGCCATGGCTATAACTGTTACAGGACAAGCAGAACTCCAGGCTCTTATTCTGAAATTTCAAAAGTGGTCGAGTAACAAGGCAGTGTTAAGCACAGTTGATTCTGGGCTTGACCAGTTGGGTAAAGCTATGGTGGCCGATGTTCGGGCACGCGTCATGGCTACTCCCAGTAGAGGTGAGAACAAACGTCGCGGTCGGCGCTCGTTACGGGCGTCGATCGCGCGTGCCACCGAATCACGTAGACAGCATTTAGGTGAATCAGCCGTACTTACTGTTCAGGTCGATCCGGAGGAGATGCCTTTAGGACAAGGATCATTAGCATCATTGTATGAAGGTTTGTCTGTATGGAAACACCCTGTATATGGACATGAACCACTAGTAAAACAAACACCGCATCCATACTTTGGACCTGCAACAGAGAATGCAGAAAAGGATGCGATGATAGTAGCAGAAGCCGGTATCGATAAGATAGCCGATGACCTGGAAGGTTAATGAACAATGGGTAACAAATCGAAGCGTACTATCAAGCCACAGACGGCTCCGTTCGACCTGGACGCGTTGGAGAAGGAGGCGAAGTCCTCCACTTCTGACAAAAACTTCAGGTTCATCTTGGGTGGTCATGAGTTCAGCCTCCCACCCTTCGGGACGTTGGACCGGAAGGTCCTCACCAGCATGGACCCGGATGACCCTGAGTCGATCATGAGCGTCTTCAAAGCAGCGATGTCTGATAAAGATTACGACATATTCGATGAACAGGAATTAAGCATCGAGGGTCTTAACGCTTTAGAAGGTGCTTGGTCTGAGCATTCTGGTGTGACACCGGGGGAATCATAAGCCTCTGCGAATTCTTAGAAAAGAATGGTGAAGAAGTAGAGGCAGATTTCACAAGGTTTTATGACGGATTATATCTAGGAGATTTATTCACGGGGAAACTGTCATGGAGACGAGCGCAAGTTCTAATCAGGCAGCTTCCCCGTGACTCACAGACTATCATTAAAATAACAGAACACACATGGACAGATAAAGAGGAATTGCTAGCTATTATTGCTGACACATTGATAGCTGCCAATTGGCAACGTGCTAATGGTAAGGGACAGAAACCCAAACCTATTCCTCGACCTTACAAAAAAGCTAGAAGTCCAGAAGAAGTAAAAGCAGAACGAGAAGTTAAGATACAAGAAGAACAAGTTCTGACTCAAGAGGAATTCGACAAGGCAATGTTCGGCGTATAGAAGAAGGGACCGTGCCACGTGCGTAATGTCCTAATCAATATGGTACTACGAGACCGAGTCTCGAAACAAATGGGCACGATGGCACGGTCTACTTCTGCTGCTCGTCGTGAGTTCAATGAACTGTCCAAGTCTTCAACGGTCCTAGGGACAAGACTCACTGCAACAGAGCGTAAGGTTAATTCATTAAGACGATCCTTGCTCACTCTGTCTAAGAGTAGTCCTCGTATTAATGTTTCTATAGATATAGACTTAGCTGGCGTTCGTACTAAGCTTAATGAATTCGTCAACCAGCGTCGAGTCATGAAGATTCTGGTTGACGTCGATCTCACTATGGCCAGAGCAAAGCTGGCTATGTTTATGAATCAGCGCCGCTTGGTGAACATAGCTGTAAACGTGGACAACGCAGCTATTGCTCGTATGATCGCTGGGATGGCGAATCTCAGGCGCCAAAGTAATGATACAAGTAACAGTATTCTTGCCGGATTCAGACGAGCCAACGCGGGTATGCAGGGATTCATTCGGAGCTTCTCCGTCCTTAACGGACGAGGGATGGCGTTCCTCCGACTGGCGATCCTCCTCGGACCGGCTGTCTCAGCGGCTCTGCTGCTGGCCACACGTGCCGTCTTCCAGATGGGGTCGGCCTTCGCCCTCGTCGGTGGTGGTATCGCGGTCTTCGGTCTCGCTGTACGTAATGTCATAAACCACAGCAAGACGGCACAGGCGCAGGTCACCCGACTCAAGAACGCGTTCAACACCTTCGGTCTAGGATCTTCTCACATTATCGGCAAGGTCCTGACGAACGCGGTAACAGCGCTGATACTGGTCATGAAGGCATTAGAGCCAGCGGTCAGACCTATTGCTAAGGTCTTCCTAGACATCTCAAAGGATATTGTTACTTTCCTCCAGGGTCCGGCTACAAAGCAGTTCTCCAATTGGTTCAAGGTAGCAGCTCCGAATGCGATCCGAACTTTCTGGCAGACTGCTGTTCTCCTGATCGGTGGAGTAATTACCACACTTCGTAAGCTTGGTGCCTTTAATGGCACCGGGTTTTTGACGTGGCTGCGTAACACTGCTGCGGCATTTAATACATGGGCGAACAGTGGTGGTCCAGAAAAGATCAGAAAGTTTATGGATGACTGGGCTCCTAAGCTCGCGCAGGCTGCTGCTGGTTTGTTCCGTTTGGCTATGGCCATTGGTGGTTCGCTTAACCCTGTCCTTCTCATCATCGTGGGATGGCTGGGTAAGTTCTCTATGTGGTTGGCAAAGCTCATTGAACAGCATCCATGGCTTGGTCAGGTCATAGCTGGTGTCATCGTAGGATTCAAGATCCTTGGATTCCTCATACCACTCATCAGTACGGCCTACAGAATTCTTACAAGCAACATCTTCCGAAACACTATGGCATGGATACTGAACAAAGCTGCAATTGTTGGCCACAAAGTTGCGGCTGCTGGTTCATGGCTTTTAGGAATCATCACCTCACTAGGACGACAGACAGTTTCTTTAGTACGAAACACTGCGGCATGGATAGCCAACCGTGTTCAGATAATGCTACACCGTAGTACGAGCATAGGTAGTGCGATCCTTGGAGTGATCGGTGCATTAGGCCGTCAGAGTGTTGCTTTGATACGAAACACTGCTATGTGGATTGCCAATAGGGCAGCTCAGCTTGGCTCTGTTATTGCTATGACTATAGCGAGAGTAGCCGTAATAGCATTTACGGCTGCTCAGTGGTTGCTGAATGCGGCACTGTTAGCCAACCCATTTGTGTTTATTGCTGTGCTTCTTATCGCTCTGGGTGTTGCTCTTGTTCTAGCTTACAGGCGTTCTGAGACATTTAGGAATATAGTACAAGGCGCTTTTAATGCAGTCAGAACTGCCGCTTTGTTCCTGTGGAATGGTATTCAGATAGCATTCAACTTTATCTGGGGAATCATAAGGACAGTTTGGAACTGGGTCAAGAATAACTGGCCTTTACTGGTCGGTATCATCTTACTTCCATTCCTCGGTCCTCTGGCTATTATAGGTGTACTCCTATTCAAATTCCGTGGCACTGTAATCAGCATATTCAACACGATTTCATCCGTAGTTAGACTGTCATGGCAGGTAATGTGGGCTGTTCTACGGTCAGCAGCACTTATTGGCTGGACAGCTATTAGAGCTGTGTTCACAGTGATGAGAGCTGTGATTACTGCGGCCTTTGTTGTTATCAGGGCTATTGTCCTTACTACTTGGACAGTAATGTGGGCTGCCATACGAGGTGTAGTCACTATTGCTGTATCTGCTATACGAGGTACGATCAACGTAATTCGTGCGGTAGTGGTTGGAGTTTTCAATGTAGTGAGAGCTATAGCTGTAGGCACATGGTCAGTGATGTGGACTGCTATACGCGGGATTCTGAATGTAGCTTGGGCAGCTATACAGGGCACATTCAATGTAATGCGTGCAGTGGTGACAGGTATATTTAATGTCATCAGAGCCGTAGTAACAGCAACATGGTCTGTTATGTGGACTGCAATTCGTGGTGCAATGAACGTGGCTTGGGCAGCTATACAGGGCACATTCAATGTAATACGTTCTGTTATAGCAGGTATATTCAATGTCATCAGAGCCGTAGCGGTGGGAGCTTGGACTGTAATGTGGTCCATAGTTCGAGGCGTTATGAACGTAGCCTGGGCCGCTATACAAGGTACCTTTAATGTGATGAGAGCAATAATAATCGGAATCTTCCGATTCATTAGAGCTTTGGTGACAGGTGACTGGCAGGGTATGTGGAATGCTCTGCGAGGTATATTCAATGCTGCTTGGTCTGCTATACGTGGCACGTTCAACGTAGTGCGTTCTACTCTAGCCTCTATTTGGGCCGCAATTAGATCTGCCGGAGAACGTATATGGCAGGCAATGTGGAATGCTGTACGTAGCATCTTCAATAATGCTTGGAGTGCTGTACGTAACACATTCAATGTAGTGTCACGGACCTTATCCTCAATTTGGACTGCCATTAAGGATGGAACGCGAAGCATCTGGACAGCAATGTGGAATGCTATCCGTGCCATCTTCAATAATGCCTGGTCTGCAATACAAGGAACATTCAATGTCGCTAGACGGTGGATGAGTGCTCTCTGGACTACTGTCAAGGATGCTGCACGAAGCATTTGGACGGCGATGTGGAATGCTCTAAAATCAATATTCAATAACGCCTGGTCTGCCATACGAGGTACGTTTAATGTGGTGAAGAATACGATCTCTTCGATATTCAACACCGTAAAGAATACTGTTTCAAAAATTTGGCAAAGTGCTTGGGACACTATCCGTAGCATCTTTAATGATGCTTGGGGTAGGATTCGTAATTCCTTGAATGTCATGGCCAGTACAATGAAAGGCATCTGGGATGGCATTGTTAAGACTGCCGGCAAAGTTTGGGATGGCATTAAGAAAGCAGTTGGTCGTCCAATTAACTTCGTTATCGGATTCATTGTTGACCGACTGATTCCTCTCGCTAATACTGCGCTCAAGAAGGTTCTAGGCGATAAAGCTCCACAGATTAATGCTAGTGGTCTGCGTGCCTTCATGATTCCAGGTGTGGCCACTGGTGGTATTATCAATAAGGGTGGTATTGATCGTGGATACGCGGCTGGAGGTATCCTCCCTGGATACACTCCGGGTCGTGACATTCACATAGCGCAGTCCCCGATGGGTCCGATTGGCCTGTCTGGTGGTGAAGGAATCCTCCGCCCCGAAGTCATGCGTGTCCCTGGCATGGCAGACTTCCTCCACTCGGCGAACCACAGTGCTAGGCATGGCGGCATACCTGCCGTGAAGAACATGATGAATCGGATTAATAACCGTCATCGTGGTATGGAAAGCATGGAACGCCTGAAAGCCATAGCGGATATGGAGGGCATTCCTGGACGTGGATTCAAAAATGGTGGTATAGTTAATGGAGTACGCACTGTCGCTAACTTCGGTGATGGTGGTATCTTTGGTGATCTTGTAGATACTGCTAAGCGAGTAGCATCTGTTGCAGTACCAGGGTTCGGTTTAGCTGGTGCTGCCATGAAGAAGACCGACATCATGAATAAGGGTTTCCACATTCTTGCTGACAAGATTTTAGGCAAGATATACAATAGTGCCCTTGCATGGGCCGGTGACATGGGCTTCATGGGTAAGATCATCGGTAGTGTCATGGAGAAGGCTGTCCGTACCATCGTTGAATGGGTGGTCGGTAAGACTTCTGGTGGCGGCGGTGACGCTGGTGTAGGTAATGCTCTAACCAAATACACCATTTGGCGACAGCACATCTTCTACACAAAGGGTGGCGGTAACAAAAAGACATACGCTCAAGGCGGGCGTATGATGGAAGACCGTGGTAACCCTACGCAGAACCACTTTGACCACGTCCACTGGTCTATTGCTGATAAGCCAAACCTTGACAACAAGATCGGTAAGTACGGCGTTGTCAACTACGCTCAATCCACCATTGAAGCTATCCGTAAGGCTTATGGTCTTAAGACTATTTACGGATATGCCAGCAAGCCTGGAGACCACGGACGACACAAGGCTGTGGACTTCATGTGTAACACTCGTCAAGGTAACGGCATCAACAAGGAGCTGCTTACCGGTAAGGCTGGTTCTGGTGGCGGTGGAGGTGGAAAAACATCCGGTAAGGGTCTAGCCTCTTATGGTAGCACCTTTGGTGGCGGCGGTATGGCGGGTGGCGGCAAGTGCTTCATGACCCACTTCTGGGATGACTTCCAGCCGACCGCATCCGGTAGAAAGATGGACAGCCGTACGATTGCTTCTTCTTACATCCCACTCGGCTCTAAGCTCACAGTTGGATACAAGAACAAGACTCTCAAGGGAACCATTTGGGACCTTGGTCCTGCCAAGTTCGTCTACGATCGGCACCCCGGTATAGCTGTTCTGGACCTTGCTACCCCGATGATGAAAGACCTGACCGGCGGCACTGGCAACGTCTTCGGTACCTTCAAGATAGACAAGGTTGGTACTGGTCGAACACTGTATGGCAAACGCCTGCGTGGCTACGCTGACGGTGGTTTCATGCAGCCTGGGGAGCTTGCTTTGGTTGGCGAGCGTGGACCTGAGCTATTCCAGGCTGGTGCTCACGGCGGCACTGTGCATCCGAACACAGATGTTGGTGGTGGACCGTCCGTTGTATTCAAAAACTGTTCCTTCTTCGGAGCTAACCAGAAACAGCTAGAAAATGTTGTCGTTGGTGTCATTAGTGATGCAGAACGCAAGGGACGAATAAGTCGTAGAAAGGGATAAACCAAAATGGTGGAAGCTACGTTTGCCTTTTACATTGATTGGGACAATGATGGTTCAGTTGACTCTTTGTCTCTTGAAGCCAACGAGGATGTCACAACTAATGTCTTAGGCGTAAGCACACCATTGAACTGGAAGATTGGTCGGGACGGAATCCGGAGTATTTCCGGATTCCTCTCCCAAGATGTGACCATAGAACTCAACAACCGCTCCAGGATATACTCACCTGATAACTCAGGTGGTGCTCTGTTCGGTAAGTTAGGTCCTGGAAAACCAGTACGCATCCGTGCTACTAGTGGTACAACACGAGACATCTTTCGTGGATTCATTGATGAATATAAGATTGATCCCAGCATTGATGCTAGATCTGTAACTATCACAGCAGTAGACTGCTTTGCACACATTGCTGAAACTGTTATTAGCACAGCGTTATTCAAAGGTATCAGTACTGGGGACGCGCTGAATAAAATCTTGGATGCTGTGGGATGGCCTAGC